CTTTAGATGCTGTTGTTGCCCCAGTAATTTGCACAAAATCAACGGCACTACCTGTATGCCCAATGGTTAATTGTGTATTAGTTTCATCACCTGTTCTTAAAGAGATTGTTCCACCACCTGTGGATTGTAAAGCTAAACTTGCTGACCCAAAAGCAGTTATTTTTTGTGTATTAACAGCATTAGTTCTTGAAAATAAAGTATATTGTGCGCCTGTTGTATTATTATTGATTTGCGCTTGTAATCCACCTGCTGTTACAAACTTAATTGCCCCTGTGCTAACAGCATTTAGTGTTAAATCTGTCGTTGGTGCTGTAACTGATGGGGTGGTAACTGCTGTAAACTTACCTGTGCCAGCCACATCTAGTGCAGTAGTTGGAGTAGTCGTTCCAACACCAATACGACCAGTTGCATTTTCACAAACAAATAATCCACTACCAAAACTTACACCAAAACCCAAACTACTTCCACCAGATGAAAATGTCGCATAATCTGAATCAATACAACTAATACCAAAAGTTGATGTGCTACCTGCTACATCTATTCTAGCCTCTGTTGTGTTGGCAATATTAACATTACCTCTAACATCTAAACGGGCTGTTGGACCAGATGTGCCTATACCAACATTCCCTGCGTTAGTAATACGCATTGCTTCAGTACCACCTTCAGTAAAGGCAATAGTGTCAGCAGCAGGAAAGAATATACCTGTATTAGTATCGCCAGTTGTACTTAGTGATGGTAAAGCAACCGTACCAGCATTTAAACTTATTGTACCGCCAGTTATTGCAACAGCATTAGCGTTTTGGTACGCCATTGTGCCTAGCGCATCAGTAGGTGCTACCTTTTCAGATGGCAAGTCTACAAATACATTTTTTGGCCCACTAGAAAAATTAACCAATGATCCACCATTAGATGATGACAGCACAGTATCACGAGATAAAGTGTTAGCGTTATAAGTGCCAACACCTACTTCCCATTCACTTGTTTGAGTATTCTCAATGGTGTAATAAGTTGTATTGCCATTACCAATAGCAGCAAAAGATTGGTAGCCTGATTGTGCGCCATCTAATGTAAAAGTGCCTGTGCCACTAGACGCAGAGCTTTCAACTACACGGTCTTTTAACACTAAAGCCATTAAACTACCCCTTGAATTTTACCACTAGCATCACGAACAACTTGTTTAGGCTTAGTCAGTTGTTGCACTAAGTTTTGGTGAGCCATTTGTTGTTGCGTTAGTAAGTCTGTATTGTGTTGAGCTTGCACAGCAACCATGGTGGCCATGTTATTGTTAATAGCCTCAACCAAACTTGATAGCGCAGATGTAGGTTGCTCCATGCCATCAACAGTAACCTCTGTAAGCCCTTCTTGATGTGCAGCATTAATATCTAATGACTTGAGGTGTAAGTCTGTCTTAGCGTTAATCTCAGCTACTACAACCCTAGTTTGGTTATCCAAGTCAGCTTTATACTTCTCAAACTCAAGCTTCTGACCTTCCAACTGCATACGCATTTGCTCCATTTGAGCTTCCATCTGCATCTTTTGTTGTTCAGCCTGGGCTTTAATCATTTCAGGATCTGGAGCTGGTGGTTGTGGGTTAGCAACCGCTTGCATTTGTTTTTCTTTCTCTGCATCAGCGAATGTATCAAACTCACCTTCAAGAGTACGGCCAACACGAAAGCCTTGTACGCCAAACTTGAGCAAGTCCATTAGCAATGGAGTTAACTCAGGTACAGCTTGAGCGCCTTGTATAGCTTTCTCAATAAATGAGCTAGTAGCTTGCAAGAACTCTACACGATCAGCTTTCTCTTGCTGCTCGTCAGCATAAAGCATAGAGTCAGTAGAGATTTCAATGCGGAATGTACGCATAGGATTGTTTTTTAGCAACTCAATAGCTTGAGGAACTACTTGCTGGTCTGTTTGACTTAGCAACTCTGCACCACCAATCTTCATGATGGTTTCAGGTTGGAAGTGTTGGCAGATAATCTGTGCTTTAATCTTAAGTATTTGTGAGGCAAACCTAGCCACTTCGTCTTGATAAGTTTTAAGACGCAATGTAGCGTATTGACCCTTGATTTGTTGAGCAGTAGCTGTTTCAGACGCAACACTAGCGCCACGAATAATGTCAGATATGCCTGTAATGTCGTAGATTTGCTGTTTAACTTGACCCATAGCTTGATAAGCCATGTTCAATGCGTTAGCAATAGGTGTTAGGTCAACAAAGTCTACAGCACCACCCATACCACCTTTTTCAGCAAAGGCAGCGTAGTTCTTAACAGGGATAAGTGTATTGTTGTCACCCTCTGTAAATAAACGGCCTATATCAGCGTTTGCAGCATCATAGAAGCCACGAACCTTCATAGCGTCTACTAAACCCTTAATGCGGTCTGATAGAGTGTCTAGCTCGTTAGCCTGGTCTTGATACAGAGTAAAGTCAGGAACTGGCACAAGTGTTTCATTGGTCAATGTAGCAAACATTGGCTCTGGACAAGGGAAAAACTCCTCTAATTGCAATGGGTCTTCACGCTTGTCTAGTATCTTGCCCATGGATTTACTAATCCAATAAACGCACTTCTCTTCTTTATCCCATACCTCGTAGATTAAACCACGCTTAGTGACACCCTCTGTCATCTTAGTGCGAGGCTCATCAGGGGAAGCGTCAAGTGGTATTTGTTTCCATAACATATCAAACTTGTCTTCAGGAAAACGCTCTTTAAGCATAGAACGAGTCATGTAGACTTTACGCCATACGCATGATACCTCGTCCCATGTCCTAGCAGAGTTATGACCAAAGTCACGCCAATGCACATAATCAACAGGCGCTTGCTCAATGTCTAGGTATTCAGATACAGAATCACTATCTAGCTCGTCATTAGACACAAAGGTGTCATCTGTTTCAATGATAGGCTCGTAGCGTATCCATGATGTACCACGACCACCTAAGAAGCGATCATAGACACATGAGTTAAGCGTGTGGTAAAAGTCCTCTGTATTGGTTATCTCAAAGTCTAAGGCTCTTTCAAGCAACATAGACGCAACACGAGCTACAGGATCATTGTCTTTATGTCTGCGTGATACATCAGGCTTAGGCATACGGCTAAATGTTGCAGCCTTTAATGTCTGTACATTAGCCCACAAGATGTTGTAGTGAGATTGAGCCGTAGTTGTTGTACGATCATCACGGTAGCGTTTAAGTATCTTCTCTACACGACCTTCCCACTTAGCAAACTCCTTGTCGTACTGGCTAAACATATCAAGATATGCTTGTACCTCCGACATTATTTGCGAAACCTTAGCCATGAGTTATCCTTAACCGAAGAATACAGTTGCGCTTACAGTACCGCTAATAACAACATAGATACCAGAACTAGCAGAAGCAGGGATAGTGTAATAGGTAGCAGCTGTTGGAGTAAACACAGACACGATAGGCGCTGTGGTTGTTGTAGTAGCTGAATCGTATACGGTGATTGTAGGTGTGCTTGACGCAGCAGATACGAATATACCTAACAAGTCAGATGCAATAGGAGATACATTGCCTGTTGCTGTAATTTGCTTGTAACCACCAGTAATTACTGAGTTCATAGTTAAATCCTTTTAGGTTGTTTAGGCTGCATAGCCCATAGTTCATCTAATGTGACATCGGTCTGACCTACGCTGATGCCTCTAATTGGTTTGTCTTCTATTATAGGTTTGGCTTCTTCACGCCAGTTAATAGCAGCATAACGCATAGCATCAGCAGCATGAGATGTCCAATCGTGCCTAGGTTTATCCCTAAACATTTTCTTGTCATCATCCCACTCACGCTGATACTGCTTAAGAGCTTCTAGGCCATCATAGCAACGCTCTTTATCAAACCATGCTTTAGGCATCATCTGTCTTACCGCCTGTATGCCATCATGTAGTGATAGGCTAGGTGTTATTGCCATTTTCTGTATAGTCAAGTGTTCGGCCAACATCTCAATGACTGATTTACCACCAGAGGCCAAAGTCTTAGCTCTAGCATCGTGTGGTAAGAAGTGCGTCTTGTACTTGTAAGGTTTGCTTAATATGTGTGCAGCGTAGTGATCAATAGACTTGCCACTAGCAGCGTAGTAGTCAATGAAATGAACCTCACCTTGCACCACTTGATAGAAGAACACAGCCGTATCATCAGAGTAACCTAAGTCCCATGCTGTAAACACAGGGGCAAACTCATCATACTCTACGCCAGTAATGCGTCCATCTTGTTCTGCTTGGTATAACTCACGACCCCATATTGCACCAGGCAATGCAGCATCAAAGTCACACTCCATCTCTTGACGCCAAGCATCCTCAGATAGTTCTTGCTTTAATGACAATATCTCAGACTCTGGCAATATGCCTGAATCGTCTACTGTTATCTTTAAGGCTAACCACTCATCAGAGTGTGTGGCTCTGTCGTAGGTTTCCCAAAAACTGTTTCTACCTTTAGGTGTACCGATTATTACCGCTTTACCTTGCCGATCAGCCAACGCTGGACGAATGATGTACTGGAATACATTAGCCCTCCAATCACCATACTCATCACAGACAATGCTATCAAGATAAAGACCACGAAGGCTGTCAGCATTATCAGCACCAAAAAGCTGAATCCTTGCACCATTCTTAAAATCAATTCGTAGCTCTGACTCATTAATAACGATGCCATCAATTACCCTAGTAAAGTATTTAAAGTAGTCCCAGGCTACAGATTTAGCTTGCTTATAGAAAGGCGCTATGTATGCTGCACGAAAGTCAGGGCGCTTAGTCATCACAGCTTCTTTGATAAGCTGGTTAACACAGGCTACTGTCTTACCTGCCCTCCTATGGGCCACTACTACTTTCCATCGCTTGTCGCTGTTGTGTAGTGGTTGAAACGCTTCTCTAGGCTTATAAGGTATTATTCTTGCCATGCGTAGACTTCAACATCAGCAGTCAGTTGTGTTGTTTGCTCTACAGATTGAACAGGTCTGCCTTCTAACCGATCACCAATCTCTTTTAACGCTGCCATGTCACCATCTAATGCTTTGTCTATTAATGATTTGACAAGCTGGGCGAGATGATCACCTTGTATGATTTCTTTTCGGAGAGCGTCAGACCACATCTTGCCTTTTACAGCGTTCTGATTACCTTTAGGCGCTCCTCCAAGAGTGTTCTTGGTATTAGCCATTTAAGTCAACCTATATGTTATTGAATAAATTATTATTTCATGAGAGCAAGTGCTAACTTCTTAGGGTCTTTCTTTACACCCTCTGAAGCCATCATAGCTGCCTTGTCTTGTGGGATACCTACACGCTTTGCAATAGACGGATCATGAGCAGCTGCTTGAAACAACCTGTGCTGTGATTCGCTGTATGGCATATAAATATCCTCAAATAGATGGGCTACTTGCATAGCTTTCACCCAAAAAAATAGACTCAGCTTTTAG